GCTGGCAATACGTTTAAATGTTCAGCATCGCATGTATCTGAATACTCATTATAATTAAAATCTAAGAAACTAAATTCAGGACTTATAATATTCAAAACCAATAAAATTGAAGTGATAAATTATTGGCAATGCGCCCAGATATGCAAATTTAATAAAAATAATTGATATTTGCACTATCTTAATAAAAAAACCGCCACAAATAATGTGACGGTAAAATAAAAGTAAAAAGCAATATGAAAATAAGACTGATGCAATATTAGACAATCTTTTTTAATTATGCAACTTTTGGTATTAAAATTAAATCAATAGTTCCTCCTACAAAAGAATAACTGCATTCTTGCACCCATCCGTATCTTTGTGTTTCATCACACTTGTAAGCAAACAACCCGTGAGGATTTGCCTGCAAAGATTTATATTGCTGAAAAGTAAACGGTACGCCTTCAATCTTATGTAATTCTGGCAAGTATATACCATTACTATCTACTATTATATCACTTGACGTTATATTCTGCTTTTCAGATAATACACCGCTTTCAAACTCACATCCACTTGTTAACTCACCTTCCGCTGCCGTATTACCTTTACCACTTGAGAATAACAACTCTTTTGCAGACTTCAAAAACGTAGTTACATACTCAAACCATTGCACCGCCATACGTGCAGGACTTATTCTGAAGTTAAGAATTGTAGAAGGGTCAATAATATTAGCATCATTAACAATATTGCCCTGTTCAACTTGCAATGCTCCGTAATACCTATCTAAGCAAAGAACAAAAGTATCATTATCGTATCGCCAGTCTTTTGAATCCGTATTGCCCTTACGTCTTGTAATCTCAATAGCATATCCACTCGCTACAAACTGACATACTTTCTCTAATACACCGTTATGGTTTATTAATCGTGTAGTATATTCACGTTCCGTTAAAAATTCATCTAATCCGTTGTATTCTTCTGCTTCATACTTAGAATAACCTGTTTTGTAATTCTTAAAATGAAGCTTTAAGTTCGGTTGTTTTTCAACCGCAACAGTTCCAATGTCAGCAATTACGGTATCGTTATAAAAGTGTTTCCAATCTTCTATCCTTATAACTTCATCTTCGCCCTGTTGCTCTATTGTCATTCCTAACGGATATATGCAGTTTGTAGCGTTTAAAACATCATTAAATGTCAATGCCAACTTAGGTGCTTTATCACCTGTTTTAACGTCTTCTATACGCCTTAAAAACAGTCCTGAGGTTAATGCCAACATACCACCGCATCCATCATCTTCAAAGTTATACGGACTTGAATCTATCCTACCTAAATACTCACTATAAACCCTTAAACAGTTGTTTGTAACATACTCTGATATATGGCTAAGTGTTTCATTTACTAAGTATAGTTTTGCGTTTGTAGGTGCGCATAGTGAATTGTTTGTAATCTCAAAACTACTTGGTGTATTCATATTGAAATTCATATATAATTCTCCAGTAGTTGTGGTTGTATATTGAATAAAACAATAAACATATAACTTTGTATTTGCAGTAGGAAAAGATGTATTTGTAGTGTTTGATATATTCCATCCGTATGTTTTTGTAAATCCAACCGTACTAATTAAAGTTGCAGGAAAAAGTTGTAATTGTGTATCTATGCCGTTAACCAAATCAGACATACCTAATATAATACTAATTGAACTTATTGTATAGGATGCAGACGTTTCAATAGTAATGTCTGCATTTATAATTGTTGTTATTTCAATATCATCGGTTAAACAATTTATATTATCCCTGCTTGTGTTTTTATATATTGCATCCGTTTCAGATAATACTGTATTGTTTATATTGTTTGCTGCATCTGAAGAAAACAGGTTAACAAAATTATTTGGTAAAAAATCACCAAACTCATCATATATTATTGTTTCAAATGGTAGCGTAAATAACACTTGATACAATCCTGTTATACTCGGGGAATGATTCCATCCAGCAGGGAAAGTTCCAGTTTCATCATTTAAATAAGTAGATATTATTTCTCTATTTTCAACACTATCTGTTAATACAATCGTTTTACTTGGTACTTCTATTTCTTTGCCTAAATACTCGTAATCAGCCAAATCCGTTGTATTGTCAATAGCTTTTAAAATATCTAAATCTACCTTTGTATCCATTGCGTTCTTAAACTGATAAAAGCAACCTGATTTTTCAATACCCACTACACAATAACAATCATTTCCGCAAAACTCTTTGTATTCATAAAATGTTACATTGTATTCAATTGTTTCTTCTAATACACCGCTACAATAATACTCTATTTTAAGAACAGCAACCGCATCTATTCCGCTAACCGCATAAAGACCGCTAAGTATATCAAATCCGTTTCCATAAACTTCAATAGTTTCTTCACTCGCTTCAGCCATAACTCCGTGCCAGTTTTCAGAACGCTTTAGCTTAATTTTTGTAGCGTCAAAACCAACTGGCTCATCAACTTCAACATCATTTATATAGAATTTAAACTCCATTTCTATTGTTTTTTATTTGCGATACCGTAACGCCATTTTTTATGAATGTATTAAAACCGTTTTTATCAAAGTTAACCATTAAAGCAGGATTATTAGCCAACTCTTTACTGAATACTTTTGCCATTTTATTGTAATCGAAATTACTACCGTTTACTGCACTCGATACGTCAGGAATTAATAACTGTGGCAACATTTTATTTGGAATGCCTTTTAATAGCTTGTTTGTTTTAGCATCAATTACCCTTTCGCCTTTAGATAACATGGCAGGTACACTATCACTTGTTTCAGTACCACCGCCTTGAACGTATTCAGTTCCTTTAGCAAACTTAGGTATTTTCTGTGCTGCTATTATAGCTACTTGTGCTGCCGTTGTTACTGCTACTACTGCTGCAAGCGGAATAGCTGCTGGAAAGCCAGGACTTACCCAAAGTTTAGTAATTGCTAATGCACCGTTAATAATAGCTTGTGCAATTGCAGCCTGTTTATCTGCTTGTGCTTGTTTTGTTTTAATAGCTGCAACTTGTCTTTGATACCTTAATTCAATACGTTCCTTTTGCGCATCTGTTAACTCTTTATTTGCTAATTCCTTGTTTTTTAAGTCAGTTAACTGTTGTATCTGTAAGTTAAATTCAGCGTTACGTCTTTGATTTGCTATTGTAAATATTGCATCTGCAGTTTGTTGTGCTATCTGAATACTCGCTTCTTTAATGGCTAATTCCTTATCTTTTTTGTCTTTTCTCCATTTCTCATCATACTCATCTTCAGCATCTCGATATGATTTCATTAATTTGCTTTCCTTTTCTAAATATTTTTCAATACTATTAAGTGTTTCATCATTTCTTTCGTTTAGTTCTTTTCTCCATTTTTCATCATTATCCTTTTCAGCATCTCTGTATGATTCCCTTAATTTATTTTCCTTTTCTAAGTATTTTTCAATATTACTTAATATTTCATCATTATCATCATTTAATTTTTTTATTCTTTCCTTTTCAGCTTCGTCTCTTTTTTTATCTGCTTCTTCCTGTGCCTTTTTTGAATCATCAATGCCTTTCTGCGCTATCTTTGCTTTTAATAAAATAATACTTTCTTCAAGTTCTGTCTGTTTAGCAATTCTTTCTTTTCCTGCTTCAGTTTGTTCATCATCCCATTCATTGTTTTTTCTTGACTGCTTTAATTCTTCTTGTAAAAACTTAAGTTGTGTTTTAAGTGTTTCCTTACCTTGTATTTCCATTATAGCCAACTTTCTTTTATGGTCTTTTTCCATTTTAGAAAGTATAATATCATTATTTTCAGATACCCTTTTTACAAATTCATCGTGTGCAAATTCAGTCAGTCCTAATGTATCTGTAAGTCGTTTAATGTCAGAAATTACCATATTAACAATATCACCTATTGCTCTAAATGATTTACCTATCAGTCCACTTGATGTTTTTAAGTTATCAAAATTCGCTATTAAATAACCAATAGCCAAAATAATAGCACCTATTCCAGTAGATGCAAGTGCAATTTTAAAGCCTTTCATAGCACCTGTACTTTGTCCAACAACAACAGAATAAACTTTTTGTGCTGCTATATTCAAACCCAAACTAAGTGCAGTTTGTTTCTGCAATCCGTCCTGAATTTGTTTCAGTCCGTTAGTGATTGCCATTATAGCATTCAACTTTACTAATGTCTTTTGTAATTCTTCACTTTCTACACCAAACAATGCTGCCGCACCTGTCATTACCTGAAATCCAGCAGCACCAACTTGAACGCCTTGCAATGCTGCATCTAATTTGAATGTATCACTTGCTAAAACAGATATAGCTTGTTGCGCATCTCCGATATTATCTTTTAAATTACCAGCACCTCTTGCAGCTTCATATATTTGTTGCGTTGTAGCATTTCCGCTTACAAATAATTTAGTTAATTCTTCACGTGAATTTTTTAATTGTGTACGGAATGATTCTGCTTGTTTAGTTGCGCCTTTAATAGCTTCGCCACCAAACGCACCTGTTGCAGCTTTTCCTAACTGCTTATAGCCATCCATTAGTTTATCTACTGAAGCTTTTCCTAATTTCGCTTTTGCAGCGTAATCATCCATCATTTTCTTTTGCTCTGAACTTACGGAACTTGTTGTGGCTTTTAGTTCCTTTTCCGCTTGGTTAAGTTCATCTATTGCAGTGATTGCTGGCTCAAGTCCTTTGGGGTCTGCTACTAACTCTATTAGATATTTCATTGTCTTTTAAATTTTGTTGACGCTTAGAGTTTAACGAAAAATAAAACTCATAAATAGTCATGTTTTTTAATGATTCTATTTTGGACTCATCATGTCCAACAAAATTTAATTGAAGTTCTCTTATTTCCGATTCTACTTTTCGGACAGAATAGAAGTAACCAAATCCGAATGCTGTTTGGTCAGTGCCTTTGTTATTTCCGAATAAATCTCCAAATTCACTTCTAATTCGGTCAAAAACGGAAACAATTGCAACAAAGGCACTTGGTAAAAAAAATCGGAAACAGATTTATGTTGTTTCCAAAACTCTATATTTTCAGCACCTTTCTTAAAGTCGTATGTTGTAGGATTGTCTCCTTTCTCAAAGAATACAACAGATGCTAATTTATACATTATATCGGTATCGCAATACCACTTCATTCTTTCCTTTAATATATCGTGCAACGCTTTTATTTTAAATACGTCTATCTTTTGAGAGCTAAGTATTTTGTCAATTGCTTTGGTGTGTTGTTCTAAATACTCATACGTTATTTTCATTCTCGCTTCTTCATAGAAAGTAACTGTCTTTAATCCTCTTTGATATGGAATATTAAACGTGTCTTCAAATTGGTAAAAAGTTCTGCCTTCAATAGTGAACGCCTCTTTAATAGGATATTTCACATCTTTAGGAAAACGTGTAAACAATGATTTAAATTTGTTTTTTAATGCTTTAAATGCCATATTCGACTATTTTTTCTTTTAATTTACTCAATGGATAAGTTCCTACCGTTCTATTGTCTTTAAATATTCTTACCTGTCCCTTTGTTGGATATATCCAATACTTGTTGGCTGGATATTCTATGTTCTCGTATCTGTATTGCAATGAACCGCCACACCTACACGTTTTATAATGCTTAAATCCTTCTAATGGCTCTGATTTACTCATTTTCAGGAAGTTTAGTGTTATCAAAGAATTGCAATACACTTGCAATAATCGCATTTATGCCACACACTATCAACATTGATTTAATATCTATTTTCCACAATATAATGCAAGTCCAAAAAGAAGCCATACATGGTAAGCAATCGTATAAGGGCTTTATAATCCATTGTAATTTAACTAAATATTTTTCAATTCGCAAACTTTCAAATATCATTCCTTCTAAAAAGCATACGTGAATACCTACACAAATTAAACTTATCTCTATTAGTTGCAACATAATTCAATTTCCGTTTCTGTTGTATCTTTTGGAATGAATTTAAAAACTATCTGTTTATACTCGGTATCGCAATTGCCTAATACTTGTAAATCACATACATCGAATAACTCAAATAGCAATAATGAATATTCTGTTATTAATCCTTCAGGGTAATCCGTTAAGTCTATTGTAAAGTCAGCACCATAAACAGTTATTTCACGTTCATATTGTTTACCGAACTTGTCAGTAATGACAGATTTATAAACACCGTTATCTAATGTAGTCGGTACTATAACCGATTCTGAACATAGCGGAACCTCTACATTCCAAACACAAATACAACTCATTTTATCTATTTTAGACAAATTTAATAAAAAAATTACATATTGCGTATAAAATCTGACATAAATATATTTAACCAATATCGGAACGTGTCTAATGCATCTGCCTGTTGTGCAGGGTCTTTCCTGTCTGTCTTCTTAATAGTTCCATCGGGTAATATTTCAACGTGTTTCATATCAAATATCAATTCTTTAGCACCTTCAGGGTCAAAGTAACAAGGGTAATGCTCCAAAACAGCGTTAACTAATACTCTGTTTGTCTTTAACGGTGGATTTGGCACTAAGTACATATCTTTTGACGGTATGCTTAATTTTTGCTGTATAATATCGTAGTTATGATAATTATCCTCGTTTAAAGTCCCACGTGTTTTACCTGAATAGTCACCTGTTACATAGTAAAGTGGTGCAGGGTAATTCAATCGTATATACTCGCATAATTCGTATGTATTAGCGTTCATTAGCTTAATTACTATTGGAACGTGTATTGCGCCATCATATTGCTGAATAATAGTACAACAAAATGGATTCCTATTAAAGTCAAATGATAGGTAAGTAATTTGTGTAGGGTCGTATTTCGTTTCTTTGATATGTTTTTCTTCTTTAAAAGTATAAACGAACTTAGCATCCGTATCATAGTTAGTCCAGTCACCTTCAATCATTATCTTACGTGACCGTTCATCTAAGTTTTCCCACGCTGACCATTGGTCATTAGTTACGAATGGATTATCTATTGGACTTGCATTGATATAGTGGAACGGTGCTTTTAAAGTTCTTTTTTGATACGGCACATATATAAAATCTTTTACCCATGTTTGAGTAGGATTAAATGAACTGAAAATAAACGGTGGTGGCATTCTTAGTACATAATGTGAACCTGAACGCTCTAATGCCCTATACCACATCTTTTGACTTAGCTCCTCTATTTGTTCTAAAAAGAAACCGTTGCATTCTAAACCTAAAAAGTCATTTAATTCAGGGTCGCTTGTTATATTTTCGCCTTTAAATATAATTTTTGAACCGTTTTTATGCTTTACGAAACAGTTAGACTTATCTCGTGACCATTTCCAATTTGCTGAAGTTCCTAATATTTTCTCGATTGAAGGTATAGTGGTTGTTGTAAGTGCTGGCATATCAGAACGCACCACAACCCATTTAGAGTTAGGAAACATCTTACATAGTATAGTTAAAATTGTAAGAATGCAGAAGGTTTTACCTCCACGAATAGCACCACCGTAAAAGAAGTATTTGTTGTATTCTAAATCGTTTTCTTTATTACGTATAGCATACATAACTTCATTAAAAAGTTCCTTTTGCTTTTCGTTTTTCGACAAGTCAACTGTTATCATAGTTCAAATTCAGTACCGTCTGGCAGTTTGCCTTTTACCTTATCAGTTACAATTAGTTCCGTTTCTGTCTTTATAGTTGGATACACACCAAAACGCTTATAATAAATATCAATTGCTCTTATGTCACCTTTCTTTATTCCATTACTTAAATATGCATCAACTTCAATAGTACTTAAAACGTTATTTAAAGCCTTTTTAACCGTTTCATCTGATTTGGCTTGTAATACCATATCTGCATCCTGTTTCTTTAAATTTGATATGTATTCAGCGTATTTAGATGATAACTGCGAACCCTTTACCCTACATACTGCGTCTGTTACCTCTTTACTACCTATTGTTACCCTATATGCCTTATCTTGGTTTTCGCCTTTAGAAACCAATGAACAAAATTCTATATGTTTTATATTGGTAGGATTCATTGGTCAGTTCTATACATTTGAAAATAATTACCTTCATCCTCTATCTCATACATTCCTAAAATCTCATCACTATTAGGCATCTTTGCCGTTACTGTTGCACCGCCACTTAATCTATTAATTGTGTATGTCTTTTTATCATCAATAGTTGCGTGTCGTATTCTTAAATTTACTTTGTCAATCACTATATTATTTGAATCCAATATTAATAATGCTTCTTTGTTAAAATAAAAATTAAGTATTGAATCATAGTGCTGGCTTTCATGGCGTGATATTTTTACCGTTGCTACTTTCATAAAACGTCTTTAAGTTTATTTATGTTTGCTTTAACATCATCATAAGTCTTTATTTCAAATATCCATTTTTCTTTCCTTTGCGTGTAGTTTGATATAGATAACCCCATTATATCAGACATATCTTTACATGTAAGATAAGGATATTTTTCTTTTAAAAAGTGATATGCGTATATGTTTTCAGGTTCAATTTCTTTATTAATGCAAAGTGCTTTTATCTCATATAGATAATTCCGATATTCATCTAATGATTTAGGGCGTATAGTTACCTTAAAGTTTTTTGATAGTTCCTGTATTATGTCGCTTAGTTCACTCATTTTATAACTTGCATTTCTTGAACAAAAAATCTTATATTTTGTGATGTTCCATTTAACAATGTATCACCTGAATGAACATAAACATTACCTAATTTATTAAATGTATATTCAGGATAGTTTTTATATAATATTTCTTTTGAATTATTTAAATCATCAATTGAAGACCCTGTTAACTTTATAAAAGTTCCGTCTTTTGTATCTATAAATCTATTGTAAAACATTTAATTTCTTCTTTTAACCATTCATAATTCATTTCACGTCCGTTTATATCTGAATAACCGCCTTTCTGCCAAGCTATTGGTTTATTTAAAACATAAAAATAATTAAATTTTTGCAAAATTGCAAAATAACAATCCACAGGCTGATTAAAACTAACATCTAAACAAAGATTTCCACATTCAGTACCTGAGAATATACTAAGTGACATAATTAATTCATCACATGCATTTGATTTTACATTAATGAGATACGCATGAGTTGTTAAAGTCCTAACACATCTCGAAATTTTATCATTCACTTTTATTGGTTGTTCCCTATGTGTTCCGCTTAAATAACATAAATCCCAGTTATTTGGTAATTGTAAATTGGTAATTATTTGCAAAAAATCATTTGATAACTCGCAATCATCCTCTAATACCAAACAATTGCTTAAACCCATTATTTTCGCTCTTTCTAAAACTTGACCATGCGAAGCCGTACAACCTACATTTAAATTATCTGATTCGTATTTTGCTTTTATATTTTTTCCATTTACACCGTTAAAGACTTCATATTTGAGTCCAAAGCTATCCAATTGCGATGTAATTAGATTTAGCCTATCTTTGCGATGTGGCAATGTTATTATAAAAATGTGTTCTAACTGCATATCAAATCAATTTCAAACCATGCATTACTACGTCTTCGACATTCTGCTTGTATTCCATGTCTTAAAAACATCATTTTTTGTTTTATTGTAAGGCTTCGTGCTGAATAGTAGTTAAGTATTTTTTTGTTAACACTTTGTTTTAC